ACGAGTTGTCGAATGCGGTCAACAGTCACCGTGTCATAGTGACGCTCTACCTTGCGATTGGCCGAGCGTGAAAAGGCGTACTGCCAAGGCGGATCTGCCAACACTACGTTGAATCTAGTCACTGTACCTCCCAATGAAATGCCCCTCTGCCAAGCCGTGTGGCCCGACAGAGGGGTTGTTGGCTGCCAACCCGAAAGGATGGTGGTTGCCTTAGGTGCTAGTCGCCGTGTCCACGATGCGAGTCGCCAGACCGTTGTCGAGCATTCCCACGCCGTACAGCAGGTCACAGCTTACGAGGTGCTGAGCGTAGCGGTGCTCGTAGGACATCATGACCCTGAGGCCGATGCCGTCCTTGGTCATGGTGGCAGAGCGCACGCCGTAGTCCCCACCGACCGACTCCAGCGGGCGAGTCACGAGAGCGACGGCGTTCTTGTGGAAGGCAACCGACTGAGCTTTGGCAGTGCCCCCCGTCGAGTTGCCGTAGGTCGCGGCATCAGACAGCAGCTGGTCAATGTAGACGTTCATGCCGAACAAGGTAGCCACAAACCCGGTACGAATGGGCGGAGGGTTGAGCCCGCTGGTGTCCGCACCAATGACCGACTGGTCGCGGATGATCTCAGAGTGGTGGTCGGTGTTGAGGACCATCGACACTCTGCTCTGCCCGCTAATCGGCGCAAACGGCACTTTCTGGTCGAGCAGTTGCTTCTGCACGCCAGCGAGCCCGGCGGCGTCGAAGTTGGAGTTGATGTCCACTTCGCTCGGCACGTAGTAGTTAGATTTTGAGCTGTTGGCGGTCTGCCACCCCGTCAGAGCCTTGAGCAGGTCGCTGTCCACCTCTTGCGCGAGCGGGATCATGGCAGGCTCCATGAACTCCTCGACGAGGTTCTTGATCGAGGTCGCCTGATCCTTCGAGGTGATCCCGAACGCGACGTGCTTGTGCTTGTCGAGCGTAATGCTGACGTTGGTGGCCGTGGCGGCGTTGACCGTCATAGACCCAGAGATGGGCGTCGTGGCGTTCGTCCCCTCGACTAGACCACCAACGACATCGTTGGCGAGGTCCGCCACGGCAAACACCTCAGGGCGGCGAGTCCGCACCATGTCGCCAAACTGAGCGACCTCTTGGTCGAAGTTGCGATGGACCAGCGGCGCCATCACGTTATGGTTCTGAAGGACCATGAGCGACTCACGCGCCCATACCTCAGGCGGGTAAACGGCGTCAATGGCTGACGGCATTAGCGTTGCTCCTTGTTTGCTGTTTAGGCAGACCCTTCAAGGTCGCGATGAATGGCTTCCCTGTTCTTCTCGTAGGTCGCCCAATCCATCCCGCCTTTGGAAGGATCTCCTAGTGCTTGCGTGCTAAACCGAGCACGTCCTTGTCCGGCGTCCCCGCCACCAGCTCCAGAGCCCGACTTGACGGACGCTGCGAACAGGTGAGGGTTCTCCTCCTTGAACGTGCTCAGGTACTCCTTGACCGGGACGAGGTCGTCGCCGTGCTCGGTCTTGACCGGCACAGCATCGCCAATCTCGTCGTCCTCGACAATCATGTCCTGAATGATCCTGTATGCCTGCTCGGGTCGAACAGCTTTGAGATTCACCAGCTCGCTCTCGACTGCGTGCTTCCGGCGCTCCGCCCGCATCTGTTGCTCCTTGTCCGCTGCCGACTTCGCCAGCTCGTCGTTCTGAGCTTGGAGTCGGTCTAGCTGCTTTTGGAGCTTGCCCATCTGCGCCTTCATGCCAGTTGTCATGCCGTCTGAGGTTGCGTTGCTGTCGCTGTCTGGCTGCTGGTCGTCGTCCTGCTGCTGCTGCTCTTGCTGCTTGCTTGCCAGCTGAGCCCGCAGGTCTTCGATCTCCTTCGACAGCGCCCGCTTCTCCTTGGAAAAGCGTCCGCTGATTTGCTTCTCCAAATCGCGCTTCAGTTCAGACAATTGCGCAGCCATGTCCTGCTGCTCAACGTCTTCGTCTTGGGCGCGACTGTCGTCCTCGCCGTCGCTCGGTTGCCGAAGCACGAGTCGACCGCTTACAGGCTTGGTCCAGTTCAGGTCATGTGACATACAGCTGTTCTCCCGTCGCTGTGAACGTGGTCGAGGTTACCGCCTCGCACGGGGTCCGGGTTTTGTAACACGCTCCGGCGGCGTGGCCTCAGGCGGCAAACTAGCGTGACAACTAATTCGGCGCAAGACCTAACATTTGCCTGTGCTGTGCTTTTGGTACAGTTAGGACTCTTCGCGGGCACGCTCGGCTGCTTGCTCGGCGTCGTCTTCGGCGTCCTCTTGGTCTGTGTTGCCTGCGCCTAACCCAAGCAGATCGGCAAGGTTGAAGTCCGCAGGCGGCGTTGCGCCCTCCGCATCCGCCTTTCCAAGCAAAGGATTATTCATAATTTCGTCCATGATCGCCTCGCGAGTTACTGTACCGACGTCGCCAAGGGCGCTGTCGATGATCTTGAGCTGCATCTCGCGGTCGTAAGTGTCGGAGTTGATGGTGGTGCGGGTCGTAAGCCATTGGTCGATAATCCCCTCGGTCCCGCTTGCGCTGAAGACCATAGGGTAGACCGTTACCTCCGTGTTCAGGCTCTCGGTAGCGTGAACGTCAGTGCGGTCGCTTGCCCAACGCTCGGCAATCTCGAAGATGCGCCGCTCGCAGTTCTGTAGCGACCTACTGGCACGCCGCAAGTGCCGCTCTTCGCTCACGCTAAAACTGATAGCGCGTGACCTACCGCTGGCGTTGGCGGACCCTTGGTCGCCGCTGCTCAAGGCGTCTACGCCAGACAGGCGGCGAAGCCCCGTCACGCCCTCTTCCTTGCTCTTGCGCAGTTGGTCTAGGCCACTCCCGCCGATCTCCTCGAACAGAACGTTTTCGCTGCGGTCAGGGTTGAGCTTGACCGCCGCGCCCGGACCCAACGTTACCCGCCGTGCCCGCTCTTCTGCTCGCATGTCTTTGATAAGGGGATAGGCGTACCGCCATTGCGCAAACTGCAAGTCGGCGTCCACCACGAAGTTGGTGATGTCGTGCTGGTAGGCGTACCGCATCGGCGAGTAGAAGCTCATGGGCTTCTCCCGCTGCAAATGCAGGATGGCGATGGGCACAATGCCGAGGTTGTGGTCGCCCTGCGCCGTCGCTGTGACGCGCTCGCGCCCTTTGTCGTCGGTTTCAACGTCAAATGTGCGCCACGACGAGCGGTCGAACTCACGGTAGACGCAGACCTTTTTGGGCTTGGCCAGCGGGTCATCGGTGCGAGTCTGGTACTCCATGAGCCTGACCCAGTGAAACTCACCGCAGGCGTCCACGGACCAGTTCACCACTTGCGCTATACGGTAGGGCACGGCGACGATCTCATCCCGCTCGATCTGGCGGGTCACCGTCGCCGTTGTAAAGCCCATGCTGGTCGTCTCCTCGACCAGCCCGTCGTCGTTGACTGTAGGACGGTCAACGAGAATTACCGACGCACCAAACCCAAACGCCTCGAACAGGCGGTCTTCCATAAACTGGTCGAAAGGCGTCTGGCAGCCGTCACAGTTGATTAGGAACTTCGACCAGTTATTTGTAATGCGCTCGCTGCGTGTCGGCGGCCTCGACATTACCGCCCCAATGAATCGGTGAATTAGCGGCGCCAACTCCCCCTTGAACCGGGCAAAGCGGAGCCGTTGCTGGTAGTCAGTCGGCTCCTCGTCTTCGCCCCTTGGGATGTACCGCTCAAGGTTGTTCTTCACGTGGTCGAACAGAACGTCGTCAATCTCTTGCCACGTTCGCTCGTTGGCTCGCCATACCTCATGGCGGTCGCGTAGTCGCTCAAGCAGAGTGTCGTGAAGGTAGTTGTCGATCTCGTGCATGGTTAGCCCACCAGACTGACTTCGAGGTTGAACAGCAAGGCTTGCAGCTCTTCCAGTCGCCGCCCCTCGTGGTTCGCTACGTCGCACAGGCCAGCGTCACAGGTGTTGGCCTCGCGCAAGATGCTTTTCGGGTCCGACTTGGCCCAACGGTTGAACGTAAACACCGCCAGCCACTCTTCCATGATGTCTCGGTTGCTGAAGTCGCAGTACCGTGCCCCAATGAGCGCCATCTCGCACTGCTCCATGCGCTGCCGATCTTTGAACGTCTTGGCCAAACGAAGCCATGCGTCCGGGCTTAGAGTAGCCACGGTCTTTAGGTTGCGCAGTTGGTGGTCAATGTCCCAGTAGCCCGTTGCCTTATTGACCCTTGGTTTCGGCTCTTGTGTTTGCGACACGTTCTCAATGCCGTCGCTCATGCAGCCCTCCGCTGTGCAATCCATCCGTGTCCGGGCCTGTTGCCAATAACA